AAACCTGCTGACGGCCCTTGGTGTACGGGGTGAACGGCTGCTCACAGCCAGGGCAGATACGATCTTCCACGTTGGGTGCACCTCTCAGACAGGTGTTCCTGGCAGGGACCGGGGAGTCGCTTCCCCGGTCCCACCATTGTATCTGAACTGGTATGGGTCACGCTATGTGCGTGAAAGGTCACGCGTTGCACATGAGGCGGAACCCAAGATCATTTGCCGAGCCTCCGCCAATTCGCGCGTAAGCGAACCAGCCGCGCTGTCCTGTGGGCCTGTTGAATGTGACATCGAAGAGCATCGGAATAAGTTCAACACTCATCCCGCCACGCCTTGCGACCACGTAGTTGCTGAAATCGCCAACGACGGCGATCCCTGCCGTGCTCGACGTGCTGGTGGTGAAGTCGCTCATGTACGGGGACTCGTACACGCCGCGGCGGAACAGGGTGTCGGCCCAGTCGTCGGGCAGGTTGACGGTGAAGGCGTGGTAGACGTTGGCGGTGCCGAGCTGGCGGATCTGGTTGTTCGTCGCCACCGACATGAGCCAGGACGCCTTGCGGCGGAACCGCTGCGGCAGCGCCTGCCACGTCTTGTACGGGTCGCCCGCGCCCATCGTCCCGGCCGTGGTGAGGGCGACCCGGACGTTGGTGTTGGCGGACAGGGCGGTGAGGATGCCGGTCGGCTCCAGCCCGGAGGCACCGGCGCCGGCGGTGAACTTGTTGACCAGCAGCTCGTCGTACCCGGACGCGAGCAGGGTGGCCATCTCGTCGGCGAACCCGGGGTAGTCCTGGCCGAGCTCGATGGAGTAGGGCAGGAACCCGCGGGCCATGTACACCGGCACGGTGGGCTGCGCCAGGGTCGGCGAGTCGTCCGACACCGCCGAGCCTTCGGCGTAGTTGAAGTGCCAGGTCACACCGGCGCTGCTGACGCCCTTCCATTGATTGGTATTCACGTCGACCTGGCGGGCCAGGGTCAGGAACGGGTTGTCCGTCCCCTGCGCGGTCAGGATGATCGACGGGTCGATGAACACCGGGATCCCGAACCCGCCGGCGGTGGTCGTGCCCTCGGACATGGCGCGGTACTCGTACCACGCCTGGACGGCCCGGTTCTCCCCCTCGGTGAGGATCGGGTGCGGGTCGGTGACCAGCTTCTGCCACGCCGACCGGTAGTCGTTGTTCTCGGTGACCAGGATCCGCCGGGAGATGTCGCCGGACTTGCGGATCTGCTTCTCGATCTCGTCCTTCTGGTCGGAGCGCAGGTGCGCGCTGTTGTTCCGGTCGTCCAGGACGCGCAGGGCCCGGTCCCGGGCCTCCGGGGCGGACATGCGGCGGACGGCGCCGAACGGGTCGTCGCAGGCGTCGAACGCGGCCTGGGCGATGGCCGTCTGCACGGCCTTCGGGCGGCGGCGGAACACCTCCTGGACGGCGCGGTCCTCCTCGATGCGGGCGATGGCCAGGTCGCGGAGCTTCAGCCCGTAGGCGAACGCCTTCTGCTCGGCGGGGGACTTGTCCCGCAGTTCGCCGTTCTCGTCCTGGTGGATGTCGCGCAGGTGCGCGTCCAGGACGGTGACGAACGTCTCCAGCTCGGCGGGGGTCTTGCCGCGCAGCTCCTCGGGGTAGCCCTTAAGGGCGGTGAGGGCGGCCGGGTCCTTGTCCCGCAGCTCAGGCAGGATCTCCAGGGTGCCAGTGTCTTCAGGCATCAGATTCGTACTCCTTCGATGCCGCGCAGGGCCAGGGCCTCGCTGTCGCGGCGGAAACGGTCGGACAGGGGGGATTGCGGCGGGCGCTGTCCTGCGCTGCCTGCCCGGTCTGTCGCCGCCCTGGCACCCGCCGGGGGCCGCCCGATGACCGGAAGCTTGTCAAGCACCGACCGCACGCTGGCGGTCGTCGGCTCGTACGCCGGGAACACCACCGGCCCGAGCTCAGGAACACCGATGGACAGGAGGGTGCGCAGGGCCACGTCACCCGCGCGGTCCACCCAGATCTCGCCATCGTCCTCATCGACGGTGAACCGGAAGCTCATCCCGTCAACGGCCTGCTCGCGGACAGCGTCCCGGACCGGCTGAATCAGCCAGTTGTCCGTCAGCCGCCCCGAGATGAACACGCCATGGCTGTCCGGCTCGGCGCGGGTGATCCGGCCCAGCGGCATCGTCCCGATCAGCGGGTGGCGGCCGTGCTCGAACATCAGCTTCGGGTACCCGGCGGCGAGGGTGCGGTCGAACGCGGTCGGCGCGATCTGCTCGTCGAAGTCCTCATCCCACCCGGCGATCCGCGTGGGCGTGTTGAACACCGCCGCGTAGCCCTCGAAGGTGAGACCGTCGCCGTTCACCTCAGCGGAGGCCAGCTCGAACGGGACGGTGCGGTACTCGCCGTCCGCCGGGGCGCTGTTGCCCTCGCTGATGTCGATGCCGAACTTCGCACAAGCCGCCTTGATGCGGGCCTTCACCGAGGACAGGGTCACGCCGTTCAGCGGGTACTTCGCCGCGTTCTTCGGCATGTTTATGTACGACCAGGCCGCCTTCGCGTGAGCCGCCGTGTCGATCGGGTACTTGCCGTTCTTCGGATCGGCATAGGCCACGTTGCCGTAGGGCTTGTTATCCGCCATCACATGCCTCCCTGCGGCTCGTTGCCTGCCTGCGCGTCCGGGGTGAACCCCGGGATCGTGGACGGCTCCGGCGGTTCGGCCTCTGACTCCGGCGGCGGCGGCGCACCCGGCGCGGTGGCGCCGCCGGGGTAGCCGGGGGGCGCCGGCAGGCCGAGCGCAGCCGCGTTCGGGAACCCCAGCGGCACCCCCGGCTCTGCACCGGCCTCCAGCGGGTTCACCACCAGGTACCGCGACGTCAGCGGCCCCGGCTGCAACAGCGTCATGTCCCCCGCCGCGACCGCGTCCCGCGCCGAATCCGTCGTATACCCGCCGCGGACCAGCAGCTCCGCCGCCAAAGACTGCAACTGCACCGTCTGCGCCTTCTGCAGTTCGGTCCGCGGCGGCTGCAACTGCACACTCACCAGGCCCGTGTGCACCAGCTGCGTCATGTCCTGGCTGGTCACCGCCGTGATCGCCGACTCCGGGGAGAACCCGTCCTTCACCAGGGCGGTGATCGTGTTCGCCTGCACCTGCTGAATGTCCGCCGCGTCCTTCGCGTCCTCCCGCAGGATCGGCATGTCCGCAGTGTCGGTCCACAGCTCCGCATCCGCCGGCACGCTCACCAGCGGGGCCAGCGTGGACGCCAGGCCCTGCAGGGTCGGGAAGATCCACGAGTCGGCGAACATCCGCCGCGACGCCGCGAAGTTCCCCGCGTTCAGGCTGGACCCCTGCAGGCCCTCACCGATGCCCAGCAACTGCGCGGGCACCCGGGACAGGAACGAGATCCTGGTTTCCCCGCCCGCCTGCACCGCGCGGAAGTCGATCTCCGCCAGGTTCGCGCCGACCACGCTCGCGTCCGCGCCACTAGTCAGGTAGAGCGTCCTATAGGCGTTCGCCACGCCCGTGTGCCGCTCGTCGATCATGTCGACGATCTGGTCGAAATGCTCCTTGGTGACTGCCGGTATCCCCTTGACCACCAGGTTCGGCGTCGCCCCGTTGCTGAAGTACGTCACCTTGTGCTGGGCGGCGAGCATGTCACCCTGGATCTCCCGGATCGCCGGGGTGATCCAGCTCATCCCCAGCCCCGCGTTCTCCGGGTCCGGCAACGGGGCCCAGTGCGCCACCGACGACGGCGGCAGCGTCCGCAGCTCGTTCTGGTTCCCCGGGAAGATGCCGCCGTTCTGGTAGACGTAACTCAGGATCTCCGCATCGAGCGCGCCGCGCGGGTCGTCCGGCTCCAGCCGGCTCCCGTAGACGATCGCCGTCCAGTCCGGGCGGATCACCCGCAGCCGGCCGTTCTGCTGCCAGTTCGTCACGAACGCGTTCCCGGCCAGGCCCGCGTGCCACTCCATCCGCGAGATCAGGTCACCGGTCGTCCCGCCCGGCCACGGCCGCTCCAGCACCCGCAGCTCCGTGGTGCCGAACACCCGCCGCGGCGTCCTCGACCACCGCACGTTCCGGAACGTGAACCGCGCCTGCGACAGCACCAGCGCCCGGACCAGCTCCGCCGCGAACGCCGGCGGGCACGCCTTCACCGCCGCCGCATGCCCCGGCAGATCGCTGGTGAACTCCCGCGCCTTGTTCGCGCCGTACGTCAGGTTCGGCTGCCCCAGGCCGTACACGTGGCCGCCGAAAGTGAACTGGTTCACCATCCCCGACGGCAGCAGGTACTCGCTGATCCACTGGTCGATCGACGAACGGTGCTCACCGGCCCGGCCTCTGGCGCGGGCGTTCACCCGGTC